ACCCGATGCTGTGCTGCGTGATGAATTCCGGCACCGGCAAGGACTCGAACGCAGTGGCGACGAGATCCAGCAGCTTTTCGATAGCCAGCACGATCAGATCCGTAAAGAACGCCTCGATGGCATCCCACAGCTTCTGCACCAGCCCACGTAGCCAGTTCGTCAGATCCTCCAGCCAGCCCGCACGCATCATCACGACAGTGCCCATATCGCAGCGAGGAACGCGGCTACCGCCATCAGCACCCACCCCATCGCCTGAAGCGCGTTGAGGAAGTCACCGGAGCAGTGCTTATCCCACGTCATCGAGTCCCAGTATTCCGACGCGGGAACGGTCCAAGTCGGACAGCCGCCCGAGGCATTGACGCTGAAAAATCCGTCGATGGCGTCCACCAAGGGTGCGTCCCCTACCCTCGCTTTGAACGCCGCAAACACACTGGCAACGGTCTTGTCCGTAGGCGAGTACAAATCCCCGACGCCGGCACCTGGGCCACCGGGTCCGTCGTCATCGTCATCGCCATCACCGTCACCGCTGCCGTTGCCGCCAAGGCCAGAACCGGAACCACTGCCGCTGCTACCCTCCCCACTAGCGCCGTTGCCCGAGGCACCGGAGCCTTGCGGTCCGTAGTTCGATTGCCAGCCAGTGACGGTGCTGCTGCTGGTCGTGTTGTTGACGTTGGTCACGACCGTGCTTTGCCCGGTCTGGGTCCATTCGCCGCCGTTGTTCGGAGGCAGCGGCGGCGGCTTAGGTGTGGTGCCGTCCGGTGACTTCGTAGCGGCATCATTGCCGGATGCCTTGATGCCGTTTTCACCGGGTTGCCAGCAGAACTGTTTGCCACTCGACGCCGTTGCGCAATGCTGGCCGTCTGGCTTGAGGCATTGCGTCAGGTTGCCTTGCTGGACGCACCCCTGACTGTCATTGGTGATCGGCTCGTTGCCGACAGTGCAAGAGCTACCCGTCGGACTCATGCTGGCGGCACGATAGAACAGAACACCGCCCATGGTGACCAAGCCCGACGGGCCTGTACCACCCTGTAGATCCACAGCGAATTCGCACCCGCCAGAACATGTCGTGTTTGCGGTGCCTCCGATGACCTGAAATCGAACATTGTTCATCGGCGGCTTGTTTGCACAGCCGGTATCGCACGTCATCGTGGACGCATTCCACGTCTGCCCGGCCGGGCAATTCACGTTCGTGCGCTTATACACACCGAATCCGCCGTTGTTGGTCGTGCCGTACCGATAGCGTGTGCGATAACTCCACGTGTCGGAGCCGTTGTACGTCTCTATCGTGTCATCGATGCCGTTGCAGTTGGAAAGCTGATTGCAGTAGTGCTGAGCAGAAGCCTTAGCAGCGGCCACAGCCGCACCACGATCAGGACACAATGCGTTCGTAACCGTCGGCAAGGTGCACTGCGAATAGTCCTGAGCGCGAACATCGGCCATGACGAGCACCGCGAGCGCGAGAACGCAGAAGCACGCGACGACTCGACGCATCATTTTGCCAGCCCCTTGACGGCCGCAAATCCGCACGTCATGCCGAGGAACCCGCAGAACAGGCACAGAATCATCACCGCCCCCGCATTACGAAGAATCGTGCAACCTTGGGAGCAAGCCATTGCACGAAGCTACCCAGCACGACCAACGCGGCAGCGCCGAGAATTGCGGCAGCCGGCCCAAGGGCATTGATCGTTGCGTGGATGGACTCGAAGTTCACGGCTGATCCCGGAAAGAGAAAGGGGGCGGTGCACCGCCCCCAGGTGCATCAGCGACCGAAGAAACCGGCCACCTTCTTGGCTGCCCAGCCGGCGAAGCCGACCAAGGCGATGATCGCGGCAGCGCCGATCATGGCTTCGGTGGCGGTGGCACCGGAAAGACCGCTGAGAATGCCCGAGAAATCCATTGCTTCACTCCTAGTTGTTTCGCCGACTACTGGTTGAAAAAGTTCGCGACGCGGCCGGCGATGTGCGCGACGACGAACCAGAACATGACGGCACCCGCCGACCCCACGAACCACCCTGCGGCTTGCTCGGCGGTGGGCGTGGCGAATGCCTGATTGATGAGGCCGTAAACGGCGTGTTCGGTCCCGCTGATCAGCACGTAGCCCGTGCACTCGGTGACAGGCTGGCCCGTGGGAACCAACGTCCCATCCGAGGCAAGGGCTACGCACAAGGCCATACGTCAGGCCTTCGCAGCAGCGGGCTTGGCAACGCCGAGCGGGACGAGATCGACGTACTTCGCCAACTGCAAGTCGCCGTACTGCGACAGGGCGAACGAACGCGGGTCGATGTCGTACTCACCGGCCGGATACGGCGGGCGCGAGCCGAGGCCCACACGGAACGGCAGTTCGAATCCGTTGCCCAGGTCGAGGCCGACCATTTGCGAACGGATGATCTTGCCGCCAGCAAGATTCTTCTCTTCGACGGTGGCGGTTTTTACGCGGCAGACAGGCATAGCTCTTCCCTCAACATGGAATGCAAGGCTTCCCCTTTGGCGATACCGCGGAACCGTCCGGGGGAGCCTTCACGGACGATGCGGGCCTCGGCGAAGTCGGACCAGCTATGGCCGAACGTTTCGCGCAGAAGATGGAGCGTCGGACCGATCTGACGATGGAGGTAACGCACCATCGCCTCGCCGGTCGCTTCGACGGACTTGCGCACGGTCTTCAACCGCGTGCACACGCCCTTGATGATTTCTTGGAGAACCGTGTACGACCCGAGCAGGTATTGCAGGGGCTTCGTAAGCACGTCCAAGGGCAATTCGACATGCTTGCCGTAGAGCCGAACTTCCGCCCGTGTCCAGGTGGATTCCGACAGACCCAGCTGCTTTCCCTTCTCGTACACGCATAGCTCTTTGTGTCCCTTGCCGCCGACGTAAAGGGTGCAGCCGGTGCCGTGGCCTTCATCGCTGAGGAAGCGATGGGCAGGCGGACGACCGCCCATGGCAAAATCGCCATTACCAGCGCGCTCACGCAGCGCGTGGACGTTGAGACACGACCCGTCGTAGTCATCGAACGCCACATCGACGCGGGAGAGACGGCCGCGCATTTCGCGCATCTGACGCGCGACACGATCCCAGTGCTTGACCCAGCGGCAGCCGGCACCGGAGAGCGAGACGCACACGGTCGAGCCGTTGCCGCCCAGACCGATGCGGCCGACCATTTCGCCCTCGCGGTCGAGGATCACCGCGCTGTGGCTGTAGAACTGCCACGACTTCTCGCGGATCGAGGAGACGATCAGTTCATCGCGGGTGCCGAAAAGCGTTTGGACAAGATGGGCCAAATTGGAAAGCCCGCGATCTTCAACTTCCGATTCCGGAAGCACGGCGGTGAAGTAGTCGATCAGGGCTCCACCCTTTTGGCCCGTGTTACTCCCCGGGCCAAGCGCCCCACCCTGCCCCGGCTTTTCACCGGTGCCGACCGGGGAAAAGGTCCCGTCAGCCATGACTCACCGCCCGACACGCGTCGCGAAGAGCGTCGCACTCGTCCAACTGGTCATTGGCGGCGGTTTCGATATCGCGCCAGAACTCGACCGGCAGCACAGAGCCGAACAGGTCGGGCTGGATCAGGGCCGCAGCAGCAGCGGAAAGCGCGAGGCGCGCGCCACGTTCGGTGTCGGTGATGCGGCTCATGCGGCACGCGCCTTTGCACGACGACGTGCGAGGCGTGCGCGACGGCGACGGTGCCAGCGGATGCGATCCAGCCAGTGCCAAAAATCAGCAGTGAGCGCCATGAATGCGACGCCAGCGATGATCGCCAAGTGGGCGAACATCCACATCAACTGATCCCACTGCTCGGCGGTGACGGTGACGTGCGTCATGCGCGCTCACCCGCTTGGCGGACTTCGTGCCGCAAGGCGACGGCCTCGGCGTATGCCTGGGCGAAACGTTCGTAGTTGAGGTCAGAACGGATCCGCCAGGTCGCCAGCACACTGGGGATAGTCCCGAGGCCGATCAGGATCAGGGTGACCGGCAGTGCGATCAGGAACGCTGTCATGCCAGAATCTCCCTAGCGACCAAGGGAGAGGTGGCATGGGGATGAAGTACCGCGCGCGCAGATGGATCGTGCGCTTTCTTTATGGCGCGACGCGTCCTGTTGCGGCCGTAGTCATAGCGCTGGTTTTTACCTTCGGCTTTCTGCTCGGTATGGCGTTCGTCGCTCAGCCGAGCAGAATGGGTTTCATAGTGCGCGACATCATGGAGAGGTCGAGCTGGGCGGAATGGGCAGCTGCTGTCGGCACTTGGGTCGTAGGCTGGATGGCGTTTCGCATTGGCACTAAAAGCCACGAACAGAAGCTGCTCGAGTACAACGAGCGAGCGGAGGAGCGTGGCAGATTGCGTGCAGCTCGCAGAAATGCGATTGCTCGTCGAGTCGCGGAAGCAGGTCAGTTTGGTTCGCTTATGTCGCTTGTGCAGACGACGAACCCATATGAGCGACGGGCACTGCAGAACTTCTTGGCCTACTCGAAAACTGTTCTTCCAACGCTGAAATGGGATAACGAGGAGCTTGGCCTTCTTAACGGGGAAGAGTTCAGTGAGCTGTCTGAACTCATTTCCTTGATCGATCTTACGCGAATGCTTGAGCTTGATATCAAAGCAGCGATCGACATTCTTCATGTGTCCGATTTCGAGATTTCGCGGACCGCTGCACGAGCAGGCGAGCTCGGGAAATCGCTTGTTGCAGCTAAAGAAAGGTTCCTTCGAGCATTCGCCAGACACGCTTGAGCTCACCGAATGTTTGATGACCATTGCGATCCCCTGCCCTAGCGCCCTAGATCCCGGACACCCCAGCTAGGGCGCTGGGGGTCGGGAGTATCCTCCACGGGATACGTTGGCGCAGTATGCTCGCCGGGAGACTATTGTCAACCCTCGGGGATACTCATGGACACAATCGCTGACCTGATCGAAGCGGCGAAGCTGCGAACCGGCGCGTCATACACCGAGATCGGCGACCGGCTTGATCGGTCAAAGCAGCTGGTGACGAACTGGAAGTCCGGGAACAAGGTCCCCACCGACGGCGATGTGATGGCGCTGGCGCGAATGGCCGGCGAGGACATGGACAAATGGCTGGCAATCGCTCAGGCAGCACGCAGTGAAGGCGACGCAAAAGCGCGCTGGCAGCAGATCGCGAAGCGACTGGCGGCGACCGCTACCCTCCTAGCGGTGGTGGTGTTCCCTGCCCTATCAGAGCGCGCTCAGGCCGCAGAGCGGGCATTCGATGCGCCCGCAGTAGGAATTATGCGAAATTAAATATCCGCCGAAGGAATCACTTCTTCCGGTTCTGCCTGTACCAAGCCACAGCCCCCAGCAGCCCCAGCTGCCCATGCTCCACCCGCCATACCGGCACCCGTTCCAGCTGCTCGGTCATCACGCCCTTGTTGAGGTACCGCCGCAGGAAGCGCCCGTCGTGCAGGAACTGCGGAATGTGCGCGGTCACGCCGCCCGCCAGATACACGACCCGGGCGCCGAAGATGATCGCCAGATCGCCGACCACGCTGCCCAGCCACCCACAGAACGT